TTGGGGTTCATTATTTCCCTTTTCGGAAAATGTTGATCGTGCCGACTAGGCCGAGGCCGGCGGCGATGATTTGATTTTGCATCTCTGGCTCGAGCTTCACGCCGAGAGCGACTGCGACGAGGATGAGGCCGCGCCAGGTGCTGTTTTCGCTGAGACGATCGAGGACAAAGTAGATTGCTTTCATGCTTCGCGGGGCGGTGTCAAAGGGTCAGGGCTTTTCCAGTTTCCGCTCGACCCTCTCAATCACTGCTTTGGCGCTAGCGATGACTCCGAGCATTTCTTGGTTCGCGGTTTTGAGGTGAGCCACAAACTCGGCGGTTTGCGTGTCCATTCGGTCTTGCAGGCTGTCGAGGCGGCCTGTGAAATAGCGGAACAAGACGCCGATTGCTGCAAGTCCGATGATGAGGAGGGCGACAAACAGCCAGCGGTCGGATTGACCGCTGGCGTGCGTGGTGAGGGTGAGGAGTTCCTCGGTCATTAGCTATTCGCCTGGGCGAGGAGATTTCCGACGATCGCGGTTGTGGCCACATTGGCGAGGCGCTCGGTGTTGAGGGCGTCGGTCTTCGCTTTGATCGCGGTGATGTCGCTGTTGGCTGGCGCGGTGTAGGCCGAACCGGCGAGGCGGGTTCCGACGGCGACATCCAGTTTGGTGGAATTGGCGTCGATCTCCTGGCGAATCTCGACCGCTGTCGGTCCGCTGGCGCTGGTGAGCGTGCGGGCATTGTAGTCCCAGATGTCGGCGGGAGTGACAGATGCCGGCGCGTTCGTGAGGTTTGTCACCGTGGCAAGCGTGCCGGATGGCGAGAGTCTCGAAGACACCGAGGCATCCAGACGCCCGAGTTCTGTTGCGAGTTCAGTTCGCACAGCTCCGGCCACTGTTGAGGCTGATGGCGCCGAGGATGTCGGGATGCTGTCGAGCTTTCCGCCGTTGCGCTCGAGGTCGGCGCGGACTGCGGCGACGAGCGAGACTTCGCTGAGGTTCTGGTTACCGATGGCTCCGACGATGGCATTGAGGACGGCTTGGCCGTCTGCCTCGTTGAGGAGCGATCCTTCGACGGCGGTTGCGATTTGCGCGGTGGTTGGGATGTCGGATACCGCTGCGGGCGATGCCGGGATGTTGTCGGTTTTGGATTTTATTGCCGAGATGTCGGAGTTGGCAGGGGCCGTGTAGGCCGAACCGGCGAGGCGGCTCGAGATGCTGGCGTCGAGGTTGGCGAGCTTGGTTGAGTTGCTGTCCATTTCCTGCCGGATTTGGACGGCAGTCGGCCCGCTCGATGTCGTGAGCGACCGAGTTGCGTAGTCCCACACATCCGAGGCGCTGATGCCTGCGCCTGCTGTCAGAGTGCGTGTGGATGCGCCCCAAACGGCTTCTGGCGTGAGGACAGCAGTTCCAAAGCCTGCGCCTACTGGGACTCCCAGCGCCACTGACCCTGCGGCTGGGACTGCGCATGTGCCTGTTAGCGCCCCGCTCGCGTAGCTCACGCCGCTGCGCACATCGGTGGCGGCTGGCATCGCTGCGTTTTGCGTTGCGTCGATGAGAGTCTTTGCGCCTGCGGTGTCGCAGAAATTAAAGACAGCGAGATTGCTTCCAGCTTTCTTGAGCCGGATGCCTGTGCCGCTTGTTGGCGATTGGCCGAATGTGCCGTATTCGAGTTGCTCGATTTCGATAACCCCGACGCCAGCGTTTGCCGCGCCGACTGTTGCGACAAGGCCGCTGGTGTTGCCGGGACCATATGTGTTACCTTTTGCGCGACCGAGATTGACCGTTCCAGTCGAGGCATTGTTGATGCCGACGGCGGAACTTCCGCCTGTGGCGATTCCATAAATTGTAATCGTTCCGGTGCCGACATTGTTTGCGCCAAATCCAACTGTGCCTGTGGCATTTCCCGTTATGGTAATTGTGCCGTTTCCTTGACCCTGCACAGCGTGGGACGATGCGCCACTTCCGCCGGTTGCATTCCCCGTTATGGTAATTGTGCCTGTGGCTGAATTGTAAGCTCCATATGCAGTGGACGCACTTCCGCCGGTTACATTCCCAGTAATATTGACAGTGCCAGTGTTAACATTGTTAATACCAATCGTGCTGGCCGCTGGCCCGCTCGTTACATTCCCAACGATTGTTCCAACCGCAGGGGATAACGCCGTAAATTGCATACAGGCGCGTGAAGCGGTTGCCGTTTTATTGGTGACATTGGCGGTAAGTGTGATGCCATCGTTCAGCGTAAAAATACCGGTGCCTGCGTTACTGACTTCATCGCAAGTTGCATTTGCGGTGATGGTGATTGTGTGACCCGTCGAGGCGCGGGCTTCATCACCAATGGTCGGCACGACCCCGCCGACCCAAGTTGCTCCTGCGTTAAAATTGCCTGTTGCGGCAGATACGATGAGTGCCATGGCTTAGAGTCCTTTCGCGGCGAGGAGGTTTTGAAGCGCGGCTTGGATCGCACCGATGGCGGCTTGCTCTGCGGGGTCAGTGACCTCGTTCAAACTCCCGCGAAGGAGACTGATTGACGCTTCTGGCGCGGTGATGACCTCCCCCGCCTCAATGCGTGTGGGGGTGAGGAGCAGGTTAATGCAAGCGTCTGAAGAACCATCGCCTAGATACCGGCCCGATATGGCCAAGTTGAGCGAGAATTTCGGGTATTGGACTCCTGCGATTTCGATGGGGTTGGTAGCGTTCATGGTTTTTGGTTTTTGGGTTTAAGAAAATTGGAGGGAGGTTTTGTTCGACCACGCGCCGGTGGCGCTGGATTCGGTGCTGGAGGTGCCTGCGGCGTTGAAAATTGTCCTCGAGATTTCCCAGGACTCGGAGTCGTAGACGCTGCCGTTGTTGGGAAAGTCGGCGTAAAGGAGGAAGCCGAGGTAGGTGGTGGTGCCGTCGCTCGAAATGTCGAAGGCCCAGACGCGGTCGGGGGCGTCTTTGGTTCCGGCCAGCTTGTAGACTTCGCCGGTGCTGGGGTTGCGCGAGTAGATGCGTCGGTCGGCGTGGTTCACGCAAATCTCGCCGAGGGCGAGCTGCGAGGTCGTCGGTATGGCTGAGGCTTGGACCGACTTTTTCGGAATGATGGTTGGGTTTGGCATGGGCCTTTTTTTATTCAGCGGAGATTTTTAACTCCCCCGCTTGGCGAGGCGGCATTGGCCGCCCCGCCGGGGAGTGGTTGCGGTCTTAGTAAGTTCCGCCGTCGATGCTGGCCTCGAGGCTGTCCAGGCGAGCGTCGAGCGCGTCGTCTGCACTGGCGCGAGCGGTTGCCTCTGCCGTGATGTTGGTCTGTAGGCTGGTGTCAGCAGAAGCGCGGGTGGTGGCTTCAGCGGTGATGTTCGACTGCAAAGTCGTGTCAGCGCTGGCGCGGGTTGTCGCCTCGGCGGTGATGTTCGACTGAAGGGTCGTGTCGGCGGCTGCGCGTGCGGACTCTTCGGTGTTGATGTCGGCCTCTGCTGCGGTGACGCGGGTGGCGAGGGCTGTCGCGGCGGACTCGGCTGTGTCGATGCGGCCACCGAGGGCTGTGTCGGCGCTGGTGCGGCTCGAGACTTCGGATGCGAGGGCTGCGTTGTTCGAGGTTACATAACCTGCGAATGCGGAATCGTTGGTCGTGTCGACCGAATTGATCAAGCTGACGATCTCGGCGAAGCTGTCTTTGTCGGCATCAGCGGCGCTGAGGATCGCATCAATTCGGCCTTTCTCGACGGTGATCTTGCCGTCGAGGGTCGTGTCTGCGCTGGAGCGAGCGGAGGCTTCTGAGCTGATCGCTGCGGCACGGTCGCTGATCTCAGTTGCGAGGTTTGCGGCTACAACGCCTTCGGCTGCGGTGGCGCGGCTGATCTCGGAATTGAGGTTGCTGGTGAGGGTCGAATCCGCTGCGGAGCGAAGCGAAGCCTCGGCTGCTACGGCGTCAGAAACAAAGGTCTTCTTTGCGAAGATGTGCTCGCCGCCGATTGGCAGGACGCCTTCGGCTGTGCCGATGAAAAATGACTTGTTTGTGGAGTCGAAGGCTACTTCCCCGACTTGAAGTGAGACCGGCGTGCCGGAACCGCGTTTGATGCGAATGATAGGATTAGGCATGACTAATTAGGTGGTGTTGGTGGTTTTGGTTTTGGCTGTTCGTGGGTGGGTGATTGTCAAAAATTGCCGGCGTCGATGACCGGGATCATGAGTGCGTAGGCGGCTGCGGAGGGTGACCATCGGTAGGGCATGCCT